GCGTCTTTTCTCTCTCTATCACTTCTGTTTTTACTTTCCTTATTAATATCAATAAGAGTTTTAAGAATGGAATCTAATGTGTTACTTATTCGTGTTAAAACATCAGAATCACTATCTTTTGGTACTCCCCCAACAGGAGTAAGCATTAATCTCTTCTGAGTTCCTTTGATTTGTTTACGAATTCCCCCAAGTCCAAGTCCATTTGCAGTAACTTTAGAACTCTTTGGTACGATTCTAAATCTACCTTTCTTTCCTCTTACTCTTTTAAATTCATTCTTAATTATGTCAAGTTCACCACTATCAAGTTTTCTTTTTGATGTAGTAACCTCAACTAAAAGTTCTCTTAAATATGAATTATACTTCTCATAACTAAGTTCATCAACCTCATTAGGTTCTAGGGCCAGTAATCCTAAAATTACCTCATCTATATTCTCTTTAGGTAAAGTTGGATTACCAGCCATTGTTACTTTATTGCTGTTGTTTGTACTCTTCTTCCTCTATATGTTGCTTAAGAAGTTCAACGTAAACGTCTCTTTCCCAAGGGATCATATTTTCAATTTCCATCAATGAATATTTATGATACTGCATTAACGAAAAATTAAGTCGAAAGTAATTTTCAAGATTCATATGGACCATTGCTATGCGAAAAAACTTGATAAACCCTCAAGAACAACTTCACTTTCAACTTCAGTAACTGGATTCTTAACTTTAACAGTGTGAGAAAGTTTAGGCATAGTTTCGAAAAACTTCTCAACCTGCTTAAACTGATTTGAATTCATTTGGTCCAAGAACTCCATCAGTTCTTTTTTAGTTACATCAGAAGCACTCCAAACCTCATCTTCATTATAAATCTTATCAACACAAGAAGCAACAAGTTCAAAAGATTGTTCCATTACATTATTACTTGATAGATCAAAGTTATTTTTAATAAACTGATCTAATGATGGATATTTCATTTCCATCATCAAGTTATCATCAAGTTTAATTTGTTTGGTGTGTTCGTCATTTCTTTGAACTTGAATATCATCCACACTAATTTTCACAGGAACATAAGTTTCCCCATCGTCTGGGCAGATAACATTAACTTCAATTTCTTCGCCAACAGACTTACCACGAATATTTAAAAACAAAAATTCAATATCAAATGTAGGAAGTGCTTCTACTTTAATATTTTTTGTTTCAATACAGTTTTTAATAACTGTTTTGATTGCTGTAGTAATCTGTTTTGTATCTTCAGATTCTAATGCAATTACTAAAAGTTTTTCTTCTTTAACCAAGAATGGTCTATATTTTACAGTCTGTCCAGTAGAAGGTAATTCCAACTCATAAGTTGGAGTTGCAATTTTTGGTAAAGGCATAATCTCCTAAAACAATTCAGGTACTTTATTTATTATAAATCACACAACAAGACCACCACTTCCAGGATTAATTTGGCCTGGATTCAATCCCAAACCAGGAGTAGTTTGAATATCACTAACACCAAACTTTAGATTTGTAAAGTTGGGATTCTCTTGAAACTGACCATTGCTTATAGAAACTCCTGTTGCTGGAGTTTGAGTAGGTTCTTTTTCAACTTCATTTTGTGCTACGTTTCCTGCAACGTAACGATCGTAAGTGAATGAAACAGTTACTTTAAGTAACTGAGATGAATCATAAGAAACTGGCATTGATGTGACAGAAATTGGAAATGAATTAATGAATTTATAAACCATTCTTCCAGATGACCTTCCTGACCCAAGATCTCTTTCAAATTTTGTTATACTGATAAACGGAGACTTATATTTTTTTGGATATTTAATTCTATAAAAATTTGTAATGTCATCCGAATTTGCAACTTGTTCGCCAGAAATATATCTCATCCATGCTTCAAAATATCTGATTTGATCATATCCCTTTCCAGCAGTACTCATAGAATTTACGTAAAAAGTAAAGTCAGCACGATCATCATATAATCTTCTATATGCATGTCTCTGGGTAACACCTGTAAAGTCATTATTCAATTCGTGAGTAGTTAATGAAGATCCAGGCAAAGAGGCGTCAGAGCAAGAAACTGAAAGAAGCTCAGTCATATCAAAAGGAAATCCGCTTTTATCTATGATTGATTTTGCTTCTGGTGGTGGATTGATATAAACTTCATAATGTGAAGTTAATGCTGGTTGCATTAACTTTGTTTTTATAAAACTAACATCTCTTTTTCTTGGACTTGGTGGACTTCCCGCAGAAGACTGTGGAGGTGCTCCCGTTCCAGGACTTGTTCCACTTCCCGAAGTCGTTTGGGTTGGAACTTGGGGAACTCCTGGAGCAAGGGGTAATCCTTGTTGTGCTAGTGTAAATCCAAGTAATGGATCTGCCATCTATAAATACTTTTACTGTTATATTATGTATGCTGGAAAATGGCAGAAAGCATTAAAAGTATCTACAAACCATCTTATCCAGAAAAATATAAAGGAGATGCGAATAATATAGTTTGCAGAAGCAGTTGGGAGCGCAAATTCTGTTATTACTGCGATCATAACCCAAGCATCATTTCTTGGGCATCTGAAGAATTTTGTGTTCCCTATGTATCTCCTGTCGATGGGAAAGTACATAGATATTTTCCAGATTACTTAATTAAAATTAAAGAAAATTCTGGCAATGTAAAAACTTATGTGATTGAAGTGAAGCCAAAAAAACAAACTCTTCCGCCAAAACAAAGATCTAGAGTTACAAAATCATATCTACACGAATGCAGAACTTATGCAGTGAATCAAGCAAAGTGGAGTGCAGTTAAAGAATGGTGTGCGGATAGATTATTAGAATTTAAAATAATCACAGAAGAAGAGTTATTCTAATGGCGGAAGGTTTTGGACAATATCTCAACTTACCCCCAAGAATGAGGGAACTGAAAAAAAGAATTGCAAGAGAGGGAACTACCAATTCTGAAGACTTAATGTTAATTATTATAGATGTATTGAAAGAGGAAGCACTATACCCAGAAGTAGGAAAATTTTATACATTTATTTACAATGCAAAAACTCCAGGTCTTAGATATGATCAACATCCATTAATTGCATGTACGTCAATAGAACCCTGGGGATTTAGAGGAATTAATTTTCATTGGAGAGAATATAGACAATATACTTGGCAAGAAGTTGCAGGGAAACTTCACATCGTCAGATATGAAGAACTTGACGAGATGCTTAGTATACCATATGCAAAATTCCGTCTAAATAAATAAAAAACTCCTATAAATGTCTCATACTCTACAAAAAATTGAGATTAGTAATCCTCTTGTAAGTGAGGAGGAGTTCTGATGGCACAAAATGTAACTTTTTCTGATCCAAAATTAGTAACTATTGATGGTGAAAAATATGAAGTGAGGACTGTCACTCAATGGAGTGGTGGTCCAGGAACAATTAATACAGGGGATCCAGTAAATACAATAGTTCAATATAAACCAGGACCAACTTTAGCAGATCCTTCCCCTCAATTTAGAGATCTTGCAGAAAGAACGAACGATAAAAATACAAATAATGGATGGTCATTCAGACCAATAGCAGGTCCTGGGTTTAAACAAGAATTAGTGAAAACAGGACCAACAAGTCTATCTTCCCAATTAGATACAGCAACTCAAAATGCGGTAGCAAAAGACGCAAAAGTTCCTTTATCAAGAGCTCAACAAGCTTTATCTGGAGTAACACCCACTAAAACAAATCAAGCATTATCTGCACCCAACCAAGATCCAACAGCAGCTGCTGCAAATCAAAATGCATCTCAAGCAGCTCAAAACCAACAAGAAGGAGAAGCAGCTACCGAAGATCAAATAAAAGGTGGTTTAGGACAGTTTGACGCGAATAAATTGGGACAAGCAATTACAGATGGTGGAATTAGAGCAAGTTATGGTGGCGGTAAAAATGGTGGTTATTACATCTATCCCATAGATATGAATGCTAAGCAGGATAGAATAAAGTTTACTATGTATAGATATGCACCAAAAAAGGTTGATATTTCAAACATATCCGCTTCCACTCAAAATATTTTCTCAGGACCAAATACAAAAGGTTCCTCAATGGGAACAGTATACCTACCAATTCAACCAAGCATTATAGATTCAAATACTGTAGATTGGGGCCCAGACACTCTCAACTCTTTAGATGCATTAGGTGCAACTGCTGCATACGGAGCAATTCAGGGTGGAGGAGAAGCATTAGGAGAAGCGGGACAAGGAATTGCCAACTTGATTGCAGGATCAAATAATGATATTAAAGCTGCAATAACTGCAGGAATGTCTGGTGCTGCTGTTAACAAATCTTTTTTAACTAGAGCAACTGGTGGAATTATAAATCCAAACTTAGAACTTCTTTTTGGTGGACCATCTCTTAGAAGTTTTAATTTTACTTTTGATATGTCTGCAAGAAGTGAAGATGAAGCAAAAGAAATTAGAAGAATTATTAGATTTTTTAAACAAGGAATGTCTGTCAAAAGATCTGCATCGTTTCTATTTTTAAAAACACCAAATGTTTTTGACATTGAATATCAATTTGGAGCTAGTCCGCATACTTGGTTGAATAAATTTAAAACTTGTGCATTAACAAACTGCATAGTCAATTACACTCCCTCCGGAAATTATGCAACTTATACCGATGGTGCAATGACACAATATAATATGACTCTAACCTTTGGTGAAATTGATCCAATCTATGATGATGATTATGGAACCGCAGATAATACTCAAGATATAGGTTACTAAAATGGCATCATATTTCAGACAAGTCCCTAACTTTGAATATATCTCCAGAAACCCTGGAGAAAAATATATCTCAGAATATATTGCAGTCAAGAATCTATTCAAGCGAGGAAAACTTCGTGAATATATTTTTGGCAATCTTACATTCTTTGAAAAATATGCAATCATAGGTGATGAAAGACCTGACAATGTTGCTAATAAATTTTATGACGATTCAACTTTAGACTGGGTAGTGCTTCTCTCAAACAACATTCTGAATATTCAATCGGAATGGCCATTGACTCAAAGAACTTTTGATAAAGTGATGCTTGAGAAATATGGGTCATATGAAAATCTTTACAGTGGAATTCATCATTATGAAACTGAAGAAATTAAAAACTCATTAGGAATTACTGTACTTCAAGGTGGTTTAAGAATTTCTCCAACCTGGAAAACTAATGGAAATTTTATAGAAACAATCAACTCAACAATTACAAATATTTCTGCTTACACAACTGATGAAAACGGTTTTGTTATTCCAAGTAAAACAGTAAGTGTTTTTATGCAAGATAATGTCCCAGCAAGTATTGGAGATCAAGTTACCATTGACGGAGTTTCTGAAATAGAATATAACGGAAAGCACGTAATCACATCAATATCTGAGAATTTCTTTACTTATGAACTTCCAGAAATACCAAATGTTATTATCCCTACAGTATCAACATCTAGTCAAGAACAAGTCATTTACACAATCATAGAAAATTCAGAAAATAGTAATACAACCAATCCACGTTATTATGAATATTGGGATGCAGGTCTTGGTTATTCCGTTTTAGTTCCTTCAACTTCTTTTGTAAAGGTGGTTACTAATTATGAGTATGAATTAAATATAGAAGAAGCAAAAAGAAACATTTATGTTCTCAAACCAAGATATCTAAATGTAATCTTTAATGATATGGATGATATTATGCCATATAAAAAAAATTCTCAGCAATATGTTACTGAGAACCTTAAGCGTGGTGATAATATCAGACTCTATGAATGATTCTTTTTATTCCAAGGAATTCTAATTTAGTCATTAGCTAGGCGAGAAAAATACGCCATTGCATCATCCTCATCACTATCATCGTCTGAAGTAACTTTAGGAAGTGAAGGAGACTTACTACGATTGTACGAATCTTCTAGTTCTTCCATTACTTTACTTTCACGACTTACAGGAGCACTGTA